TTCTACCAGTACCTTCTTCAACACCTACGACCTCCAAGTCTACAGTTAATGTTGGCTTCCACTTCATCCAGTCAGTACTACGTTTACAGATGTATGGAGCTTCTAATTCTTTAATCATAATGCCTTCAAATCCTGCGTTCACATTGTCTTTAGCATAACGTTCAAGTTGATCCTTACCTGCGGCTGTATCTAAGTCAACCATAATGTGTGGTAGTAGTTCAACGTTAGGCATTGTGTCAATCACGTGCCGAATATGTTCAAGTATATTGATACGTTTACGCAGTTGAGCATTCCAGTGTCCTTCACGGAAATCACTTAATGGAATAATATCAAAGATATTGAATACGCTATCATCAGCCTGCACGTTATCTTTACGACGGGCTTGTCGCATAAGTTCTTGGAATGTATTACCAATCACTTCACCATCTAATACAAATCCGTTAACCAATGCGTTCTGATGTCCTCTAGCAATCTTAATCCAGTTATTACGCACCTGTTCTTCAATGTGACCAAAGTTGTCAAACTGTTTGCCGTTGCGACTGAAACAGATAGTAGTCACATCACCAAAGTCACTTGGGATAACCATCAACAATACACGCACACCATCGAGCTTTGGCTCAAGGCGCTTAACACCTTTCATCTCAGGACGACCTTCGCTATTAGTAGCCAGCTGGCAACCAAAGATAGGAATCTCGTAATCAGTTTTCTTACAGATTTTATTAACTGTCTTATCACTAATACCCGCACGTAAGTCCCTACGTAACACAGGTGCTAAGAATGTATTCCATTCATCACTATCAAACCGCTCAGCCGTACTTTGAATTGCATCACGTGCGGCATGACCTGTCAATCTACGCTGACTAAGTTGTAGCATCAACTCATTAAACTCATCCCAGGGATTCTCTGCATCGGTAATACCTACAGTGTCTGGTACTTGACGAACACCAAATGTAACGTAAGGATTATAACAAGCTTTTACAAAAGACAGGAAATTGATAGCATTTGTGCTACCTAGGACACTTGCCTCTAATGCTTGTTTGATAACGTCTTCCTTGTGCAGGCGGCTATCTGATTCGTTTAGTTTATTAATCCAACTTGCTGACATATTTTATCCTGAGAATGGCCACGCTGTTGTTGCGACAAAAGGTGGACGGGGTTTAAGTTCTATTGTTTCAATACTCTCATTATACACGTCCTCGTCAATTTTGTCAACAACAAATGGACCCAAAATAGTGATACAATCACCCTCAAGTTGCCAATTATTATCACCTTCGAGTACCCAATTTAATCCAGTATCTTCCCAACCTTGCTCAATAGTTTCTTTCTCCTCATCGGTAAAACTATCATCAAACTCAAATTCTACATAGCATAGGTCATCAAGCTCACATCCCCAGCCCAAATTAGGATCAACATTATGTTCGGTATCATCACTATAAGGTAATTCATCTTTGTGTTCAACAAATCCTTGCCCCCAACGATATGTTTCAGTAACACTCCATCTACGTTCGTTATCAACTATATCATATAGTGCTTCAATGGATTTTTTATGTTGTGGTTTGATACGATATAGTATGGTCATTTTTTAGGAAATCGTTTATTACATTCTTCAATTACTTCATTTGGTACTTGTTCATACGTGTCTAGCTTAGAGCATTGATATTCTATAGTAATATAATCTGGATCATCCGTACCTTCTCGCACAAACCAAAACATTCCTACAAGTACTAGTATTGTTATAATTGCTGATTTAATGATGTCCATAATTCTATTCCTAAAGTAGTATACTATTTACTACTTATTATGCGTAATAAAATCAATTTTTGATGTTAATTTATCTACATCTAAACCATTAAAAGAATAACCGTCAATTAAACAATTCTCGTATTGAATACTAGGAGGTTCCTCTAATCCTTTTTCATTCATAATGTATGCCATAGCAATGATGTTATCATTTACCACTACATTAATTTTATTATAGTAGTACGGATATCCCTCTAACCCATCTAATGCTTTTTCACATTTACTAGTAATATACCAAAGAACTCCTTCCATTTCACTACCCGGAACAAGATCAATATCAGCGTGATGTCTGAATTTTAAATCAAAGTTCTTTAAGGTACACTTACCAAGGTTAACGGCATTAGGACAACGTAAGGTCATCTCATTAACATTGGTATTCATACCATAAGCAAAATAAAATTTATTCATTACCAGCTACTGTTATAAAATACTTTCAATCCTAAGAACACTTCTGCCTTAGCATTGTTTACAAACTCAAGGTCTTGTTCATAGTAATGATTGTCAGAAGGATTACCAAAGAAGAAACCTTCTGTGTCTGGAAGTTGTCCGTGCCGAATAGCTCGTTCAAGGTCATCCAAGTCATCCCAAGTTAGTTCAAGTTCAATGCCGTTGAATATAGGCCAACCAACACTTTGCCTCGGACGACCTTTGCGTTCCCATAGTTGTTCCATCCAACCATGCAAGTTAGGATGCTTACGCCAATAAGCAATTTCATGTGGCTTATTAACTGTCTTACTTACAAAGTCCTTAGAGGTTTCATCAAACTCTGCGGTCTCATAGAAATCATTGTATTGCCCTTTTTTCTTGGCAACATAAGCATACATATCTAGTCCCATAATCTCCTCCACCTTTTTACGTTTATATTTCACTTTGTTTGTTCAATGGTCACTTCTTTAACCTTGTCTATACTTCTATCAGCCATTTTAGCGATACCACTAAAGCCAACTGTTGAGACAACGATACCAAGAATAAACCCTACTAATAAGTTTGTCATTTTAAATCTCCGGAAAGTTAAATGTTTGCCAATCTTCGGCATACTCTTTTTCTAAACACTGTGCCGCATCTGTGTAACCGTGATTGACTAATGTTTGCTTACACTCGTCAATAACTAGTGAAAAAAATGTACGATAGGCCTTATCAGCATTTTCTGCACCTAACCATTTAGGCCAGGGCTCACCGTTAAAGTCAACATACAATCCTGCTTCGTTTGAAAGCTTTTTAAAAACTTCATTCATCATTAGATTCCAAAACGTTGTTTCAGTTGTCCTACGCAATCTCTACGGAAAGCGTCTTCAATCTGATTACGATAATCATCATAACCAGGACTCAATGTTTCCACGACATTGATACATTCTTTTGCAATCAACAATGCAAAAGTTTCTGGATCAAAGTCATATGTGTAAGTGGATTTGTTTCCACCATCATCGATTTCAACATAGCCACCGGCTTGTTTAAAAAGTATTTCTATTGACATATTCATACAATCACCTTTACACGATTAAGTTGGGTAGTGTTATCTCTATGAGCTTTAACAGTACCATAAATGTCATACATTTTGCCTGCTTCTAAATCTTTTTTGTAAGCAAAGAAAACAACTTGGTCATCACTATTGATACCGGTTACAAAATTTACATTGTAAGTTTGTGAGTATACGGACCTCAATACTTCAATACTTGTTGATACTTTTTTACCAACGGTACCAATCAAACCACCAGTAGCAAAGTTAACACGCTGGTCTACAGTTTGACGTTTTACACCACGCTCATAGCAACTTGGTAAGCTAGCAATAACTGCCAAATCATATGTACTAGTAATAACATCACGATTGGAAATAACCATAGCATTGTTATCAAACTCATTCAAGTGTTTACCTTGCAGGATTTTGAAAGTGAATGCTTGATAGAAAGCACGAACCTTTTTACCTTCTTCCCTAGACTCGTCGGTAATCAATGTAGTGTCAACCAACAAACTTTCAACAATCTGACGATTGGATAGTTTGTTCTGGCTTTTGTCGTCCTCGGTCAACACACTCAGTTTAACATACGCACCATTAGTACGTTGTGCCTGACAAGCCGCACTCCATACGTCATCGGCGTTAAAATTCAAAACAACTTTTTTAGTGTTGGTTCTTACACGATACGGAGTAGAATCATCTGAATGACCCAACCGTTGGATCTGACGACTAGTCATATTTGATACGTTAGCAAATCCTGGCATAGTAATCTCCTTAAACTTCTGTGCCGTACTCGTAAAACTTAACTGACGGGTCCAAACGCTTTAATTCAAATGCCGCACTAGTCAATGCCTTGTACCGGGCGTTAACCTGACTACGTGGAAGTTCGCCGTCACACGTAAGATTTTCAGGACTCAAATCACTATCGATTGAATCAGCAATTTTTTGACGGTCACTTGCATTTTGCAAGCTAAGTTCCTTGTTACCAAAGATTTTAGAAAAAGAATTTTTACGATCCACATACGCTGTTAATGCTGACATTTTGTTTCCTTTATTTAACTGTTTAAGATTCTATTATAGCACAATGCCCATTTATTGTCAAATTTTGGAGTATTCAGGAACCACAGATTCACGTGCGGCCAAAATAATATCACGGACACGTTCACGGTCTATACTGTCTCCCCAAAACTCTTCGCCTTCAGGAAGACGGCATTTGTAAAGTTGAGTAGCAAGACTGATTTGGGTACTAGTAAAGCCCTCTGGGTATAAACCATTTGGACCATAAAAATCAAGCATATATTGTGTGAAATTCATACTAGCTCCTTTGACTGAATAAGACTCTATTATAGACCCAAATCCATTT